TTGTGGATAACTTTTTGACCAAAACGCCAAAATTGTGGATGACTTTACGGGGATAAATACTCATTTATGATGTCTTTTGCTTCTTCAAAACCATAACAAACAACTGACATATACCCAAGCAAAGTTGCCATCCCCATAAATTCTTTTTGGTTTTCCTGCAACTTGCCGCCCTTAATTTTCATTTCAATGAACATCCCATGCCAGCCATTTTTAGGAATCATTAGGAACAAATCGGGAACGCCTGCAACGACACCTTCGGCTTTTAGTTTGACGGCTGTTCCAATATGTCGTGCGCCGCCGTTAGGAATTGCCCATAAGCATTTGGCATATTTTGGGTATTGGTAACGAAACCAAGTAACGGTTGCGACCTGTTCAGCGTGTTCAGTTGTCATGGGATTATTCTACCATTAAAAAATAAATGCAAAATAATTGCAAAAAGTGTTGTATTACAATAAAAAGGTATGTAAGATTCAGTTGTGGTTGTTAAACACGCTAACGGAAACCAAAGGAAACTATTATGAAAAACTACAAATTATTAGGTAATTGCCAAGTATGCGGTAGATTGCAAGCAGTTAATTGTGGCATGTCAAAACATGGTTATACAGTAAACAACGGTTGGTTCAATGGTGTTTGTTCAGGCGAAAATAAATTGCCAATGCAACAAGATGATTCAGTAACCAAACAAGTTTGCGAAACAATTTATGCACAAATCGCAGAATATGAATTAACAATTTCAAATCTTCAAGACGGCACAATAACACCATTAACTGCGCCAGTTGCGGTTTGGTATAAGGCTGAAGTTGTTGCTTTTGCAGACGCGCCAAAATCAATGCAAGAAAGGGAAGTTGCTTCAGCCATCCGTAATCTTGAATATCGCATAACAGCCGGTAAAGACCACGCAAATTACATTACCGAATTGGCTAAAAAAGTTGCAGGTCAAGAATTAACAAAAGAAATTAAAGCAGAAAAAGCCCCAATGATTCAACATGGTGAAAGTCGCTTGGCAACTAACGGCGGTGTTTATGTTTGCGTTAAAGTTGAAGGCGCAAGGGTTTATTGGCACAAAACAGTCGGTGATAAAGTTTTTAAATCATGGACAGGAACAACCGCTTGGCGCAAATTAGAATTAGTTAAATAACAGAACGGGGGCGCAAGCCCCCACTTTAAAGGACAATACAAAATGACATACCAATACAACGATGGCGGCATGATTGCCGCAGGCTTTAAAAAACCTAAAAAGGATTGCGTGGTTCGCGCCATAGCGATTGCAACCGAAATGACCTATGCTGAAGCCAACGACCTAATTAACCAAGTTGCAGGCAAGGATGTTGACGCTAGGAACAATGGCGTAAACAAAAAAGTGTGGAAAGACCTAATGAAGCAGTTGGGCTGGACATGGACACCCACCATGCTGGTTGGGTCGGGTTGCAAGGTTCATCTTGTTGCCGATGAATTGCCAATGGGCAGGCTTGTGGTTAGCGTCAGCAAGCATTTAACGGTAATGATTGATGGTGTCATCCACGATGTTTATCCCAATGTTGCGCGTGGCGGCAAAAGGGCTGTTTACGGGTATTACAAAAAAGATTAAAAATAATTGCAAAAACGCTTGCTATACAATAAAACCGTATGTATTATGGTCATGTGGTTTGACAACACATAAACGGAAACTAAAGGAAACTTAAAAATGATTACAATCAAACAACGCAGAATCAAAGTTGGCACATCTTACTACGCATCGGGTTACGGTCGCGGTATTAACACGCGCAATGTGTATTTAATTGATGGCTTCTTTTATGTATATCACCCTGACTATGCAAAAACACAATACACCCCACTTGAAGGTGAATTGACTGGTTACATCCCTGTTAATAAAACAGCGCAACGCGTTGGCAACGGTTATGTTGTTAATGAATACTTTACTGCCTGCAAACCAAATCGCACACCTGATTATGAACGCGATAACTTTCATCAATCTGCAATCTAAACTAAACGGGGCGCAAGCCCCAACTTGGAAATTAAAGGAAACTAAAATGACACACGCTGAAAAAATACAACAAGCCCACGAATTTAATCTTGATGCCGCTTATCGCGAAATTGATTCACGCGAAATGCAAGGTGAAGATATGTCCGACTATTATGTTGATGAAAATACTTACGCCATCATCAAATCAGTTAAAACTAAACATCCATACGGTGTGCGAATGTTTACTGGCGAATGTGCAATGTTTATGTTGAACATCTAAACTTAATGGGGCGCAAGCCCCAACTTGGAAACTAAAGGAAACTATTATGGCTAAAATTAAATATGATGTTGTTGTTATTGATGAATGTGGTAATGAACAAGTTTATGGTTCTAATTACCCGACTGAAATAGATGCAATAAAAGCATTAAATGAAATTTTTGAAAACCCATCTGAATTTCATGGTGGATGGGTAGAACAAAACGCTAGAAGTTTACATGAACAAGAATGGCAAAATCGTTTTGATAACGATACAGCCGATTTATATTAACTTGGAAACTAAAGGAAACTATATGGCTTATTTCAGTAATTTAGATGTTGAACTTCAAGAATCAAAAACCCCAGTTGGTTATAAACAGTTTGACATTACGCCCGAACCAAATTATGTTATCAATGACAACGCTTATTGGGTTAGCGAAAATGGCATAACCCTTAGCGATGGCAAATACAAAGACATCGTTTTTATTGATAAATGGGCTTTGAATCGCTTGGTTCATTTTCTTACAAAACAAAACTTATTATTGGACACTAAAGGAAACTAACATGAAATATATCCGCCCTGTTTTTGACGATGATTATTCTGAAAATACACCCGTCAATCTAAAAGACCTTGTTGAACAATTTTTAATCAACAGCCACAACCTATCAGATTATGTTGATGAAACAGATTTGATTGCCGACCAAGTGTTGGTTATTCTTTACGATGCCAATGACGATAAGTTGGGTCGTATTCGCGACATTTACAACAAACGCATTGGTGAAGTTGCCTATTTCGTTGATGAAAATTACGATGTTGATGGCTATGCAAAATTTATGGTTGACCAAGTAAAGGATTGGTAATGAAAGACTACAAAAACTTAGTTGTAAAATCTGAAACAAACTGGTTGCACATTGCTGTTGAAACGGTTTGCTTTGTTGGCAGTATGGTATCAATCGGCTTTTTGCTGTGCCTGCTGTCTGCTTAATACTAAAGGATAAGATATGACCTATGCAAAATTAAGAAAATTGAATGTCAATGACAGAACCGAAAAGAAGGGCAACCTAACTTACCTTTCTTGGACTTATGCGATTGATGAACTACTACAAGCCGATGAAACGGCAACATGGGATTTTCCCGAACCAAAATACTATGGCGAAACCATGATGGTGTTCTGCAATGTTACCGCCTTTGGCAAGACCATGAAAATGCAACTGCCTGTCATGGATAATCGCAACAATGCTATTGCCAACCCCGATGCCCGTAAAATTAGCGATGCTACGATGCGATGCCTTGCCAAGTGTTGTGCGTGCTTCGGAATTGGATTGTATATTTTCGCTGGTCAAGACCTGCCGCAAATAGATGCTGAAGATTATACTGAAGAACTAATTGCCTGCACCACCTTAGATGAATTGCAAAAAGCCTATCTGCGAATTGTGCCAATGTTCAAAACTGACGCTGAATCGCTTGCCGTTATAACAAAAACCAAAGACCTTATGAAAGCCAAACTTACAAAGGATGCCAAATGATTATTACCAGCCTTTATAAACTAGCACCACCAAGCCCACGCCTTGTGGAATTGCGTGAAAAGAAAGTTGCCGCCTGTAAAAAAATGATGGGCGAAAAATGGTTGTTTGCTAAACAGGTTCAACGGAAGGATGGCAAATGAACGAAATCCAAGGGTCTGATGAATGGTTTGCCGCCCGGTTAGGCAAGGTCAGCGCAAGCCGTCTTGCCGATGTATTAGCCACCGTTAAAACAGGTGAAGCAGTAACGCGCCGCAACTACCGAATGCAACTTGTTTGTGAACGCTTGACGGGGCGCAAAGCCGAAACCTATACCAACGCACACATGGAACGCGGAAATGCCTTAGAACCGCTTGCAAGGGCTTCCTATGAACTAAAGAAAGGTGTCATGGTTGATGAAGTTGGCTTTGTTCAGCACCCAACCATTGAAATGGCAGGCGCAAGCCCCGATGGGTTAGTTGATGGCGGCAGTATTGAAATCAAATGCCCAACGCCTGCTAACCACATTGAAACCGTATTGCGCGGAACAGCACCAAGCCAGTATTACGCCCAAATGCAATGGCAAATGGCTTGTTTAGGCGATGCTTATAAATTTGTGGACTTTGTGTCCTACTGCCCCGATGTGGGTGAAGATTTGGAATTGTTTATTGTCCGCGTTCTACGCGATGATGAATGGTTGCAAGAAGCAGGAACGGCTGTTGTTGCGTTCCTTAATGAAGTGTCTGAAACAGTTAATCAACTAAAGGAATTAAGATGGCTATAACGCATGAAATAATCGCCCGTGGCGAAACTTACAAAGACAAAGAAGGCAACGATAAAACACGCTGGATTCGCTGTGGCGTTGTAATGGACACTAAGTCCGGTGGTCAAGCAATCCACCTTGAAAGTTTACCAATTAACTTTGATGGCTGGCTAATGATGAAAGAACCTATGCCAAAGGAAAATCAAAAGCCTTATAGCAAATCGGGTTCGGTTTCTGAAAAACCAATTGAAG